TGGATCTATGTACATTTTTCTTACCCACCAGCCTCCTACACCTCCCGGATTAGCTGTGCACCGCATATATAGACCAAGTTTTGGGTCGGTACTTCTAAGTCTTGATCTTAGGTAGTTCCACACGTATGGTGTGGGATATTGTGTTATTTCGTCTATTCCTATCCAGTTAAACGCTTGTCCTTGGTATCTTGTTACGTCTCTTTCATCATCTACGTAAGAAAACCACACTTTGGCCCCTGAAGGAAACTCCCATGTAGACTTTGCTTGCTTAAATACTGCCCCCGGCACCGCTTTCATGTACAATTGCCTACTTTTGTCTATAAGTTCGGTCAATTCTGGTAGAGTACGTCTTAGTAGTAGGCCTCTGTGGTTAGGATTGCCTACATCTCTTAAAACATCAGCTAGAAGTGCGTATGATTTGCCTCCTCCTGCTGCTCCGCCATACAGTACGTCTCTTTCTGGACTTTCTAAGAACTCTGCCTGTGGTCCATCGTTAGCTTTAAAGACAACTTCGTTCTCAGCAACGTGGTTTCGTACTCTTTCTGGTAAAGCTAGTAGTTCTTCCTCAGATATAGGTTCTTTTCCATGTCCTGAGAGAGCTGCGTCTATCTTACCAAGGCTTTCTTGTAGTTTGTTAGCCCTGTACCGTGCATTTACAGCACGTTTTGAGTCTTTTTTTACCTTGGCTTTAAGGTTGGATAGTTTTGTTGATACGGCTTTGCGTATCTTTTTCCTATCCAGTTTGGCTTTTGCTGCCATCTAAGTGTGTTCCTAACTTACTGCGTTTCTTTAAACCTTCATCAGATATATATCTATCTGTTTTAGCCAACAGCCACTGGCTTGCTTTTCGCCACCCGCAAGACTTAGCATATGTTAATGCCTGATCCAGTGCTTGTAGTTCATCTGGTATAGGAGACAGGTGTTTCTCATCCTGTGTATCCAACACATAACCAAAAGGTATGGTGCTAGTCTTTCTTCGGATTTTATTTAGATTTTTTAACTGATCCACCGTACATCCTTTTTTTAGCTACTTTGCCGCCCATCATTTTTTTCTTTGGTTTAGCTCCGTATCCTTTGCTACCCATTTTTGGTCTAGCTCCTGTTGGTCTATCTTTTCCTAATTCATTTTTTATAAGAGTTTCTACTTTCTTGAGAATTGAAAGGTCAGAAGTGCCTGTACCCATTAATTTTCTTATCTTTGCTTTTGTTGCATCTGTTATACTTGACATGGTGTGTTCCCCTTTACCATAGTTTTGCATCGGGAAACATTTCCCTTTGTTCTTTTTTTTCTTCTGGAGTATCGTACAGTCCATCAATAGCTTCTATCTTATCTTGATTACTTGCAATAGCCCCTATCCACTTATCTATCTCTGCTGTAATATCAGAATGTTCCCCAATACCTACAGCAGAATGTAATAATACATCAAGGTTAGCTTTTGCTAAACCTATATTAGCCACGTACTGTGCCCTTAATGCTTGTAACCTCATAGCTTAGTCTTTCTTTTCACGTATAAAAAACCCAACAGCACCGGCTGCACCACAACAAATCATAACTACGCTTTGCCACAGGTCATTTGGTACCATTATACCTACCATAGCAAATACACCACTGAGTGCTGCATACGATGAAGGCTCTTTAAATCTATTCATTAGTTCAACCATTAGTATCTTCTCCTTGTTTATCAGTCATACACGCACAGGGATTTTCCTCTGAGCATGTACAGTTTTCACAATCACAATTTTCACAGTTGCAATTCTTTTTATCTTCGTCTGCCATTATTGGCCAGCCAAAGGATTATCTAAAGCTCTTACTAACATTGTTCTCAATCTCTCTTCCAGTTCTTGGAGTTTAGTATCAATTGCTTCTGATCTACGAGTTGCATCAGACTCAATAGCCGTTCTTTTATTATCAAATCTATCGGCTGCATGATCAATTAAGGTTCGCATATCAGATTCTATTTGTCTTAATATGCCACGAACTTCTAGATCTAGACCTCTTGCTCGCCTGTCCACACCAGCAACTTGATCTTGTACCTCGTTAATATCTTTTCTTAGGTCTGTACGAATTGTTCTTGCATCGTCTTGTGCAGCACTAACTAATTCTTTTACCGCAGACATCTCTGTAGTTATATTTGTCTTTAATGCAACAACTTCTGTATTTGTATTGGTCTCTACACTAGTAAGACGTTCTTCTAGCACATCAAGTTTTACAGTAAAGCTAGTAAGATTAGGAGCAACGTAGCCATTTATCTTTTCCTCCATTGCTACCCAACGTGCGTACCCTTCAAAACCAGCCCAAAGACCTCCTCCAAGTGTACCAAGTAAAGGTAGAATTAACAGTAACCTACTGCCTTTAACTTTAATTCCTTTATATTCTACCTCACTACTCATACTGTTGTCCAATCATTTTTTCTATTTGTAAATTTGATCGTACACTAAGGTAACTTCCTAGGGGGTCGGGCATAATAGAATCTGTATATATGTCTTCTGAAACATACCACGTTGGCTGTACAACTGCAGCTGCATTTTGGTATGTAGCTATATCTGGGCCAAGAGCATTAACAAGAGCAAGGGTTGTAATCTGAGAAACAGGGTCATAGCTATTTGGTAGTCCTGCTATAATTTGATTAGCTTTCTTTTGTTTCTTTTCCTGTTCTTTAGTTGGCTTCTCCGCCATTGTCTCTTTTGGTTTTTCCTCATTAGCTTCCTTAGCTACTTCTTTTTCTTTAGGTTCTTCTTCAGCTACTTCTTTTTCTTGAGATTCTTCCTGTTCTTTAGCAACCTCTTTAGCTTCCACTGTATTGCTAGTAATTGTTTTTTCTTCTGCATTAGCTTCTTCTTTAATTTCTTCTTTAACTTCAGGAGTTGTTTCCACTTTATTATCCGCAACTTCTACAGTTCCCTCTACTTCTTCCTGTGCAGCTTCTACTGGCTCAGGTTTAGGTGCTTCTATTTTTGGTTCTTCTACTGGTTCACTCATTGGTTCTATATCAGCTATAACAACTTGCATCTCTTGATCTGGCATCTTTACTTCTACAGATTCTACATCCATACCTATGTTTTGTATTTCTGCTACCATAGTTTCAACTTTTACCATCACTTCTTCCATGGACATTTCCCCCGTAGTGCCCACATCCTGAAACATATCCCCAATAACGCCAACACTTAAAGTTTCAGGCATACCCTGTATGTCATTCATGTTATCCATAGAAGACGTTGGTTCTAATTCAAAATGCATAACCACATCCATGTTTTGCATCTCTATGTCCATCTTTTGTTGTTCTTCTACAGAAGCATTCTCGTATGTTTCTATTAGGTCTAACTTTATAGACTCTTCCATTTGCATCGGTTGAACAATATCTATCCAAGTATTTACCACAGTTGTTATAACATTGTAGTTTACTGTATACGAAACATTGTCAAACAATGGGCCTGTAGCAAGATTTGCGTTATCTACTCCACCTACTCGTACAAACACTCTATCAAGACTGTTATCAAAATCGTAGGAGCCTGTATAGGTAGTAGCGTTGTTGTTGTTCTGTAGGTTTATTTCTCCGGTATCCCATTGTAATACATTGTTGGAATATCCTTTGGTTTGAAAGTACGCACTATCTTTTGTGTCATAAAAGTGCATAGACAGTTCCCAATCTAATGCACCCCCTTGTGTTATGTGAAAGTCACTTATATCTACATACTGGTCAAAGGTAGTTAAAGTACTCCCTGTGATCTCAGCACACTTACCAGATCCGATTTCACTGGATGGGCAGGTACTGTGCATTTTTGCTGGCCCAACTCCTCCCCAGTCTGAGTCCATGTCTCCTTGCTTGGTGTTGCCCACAAGACCTTGATCGGAGTGAAGGATGTCTTCGGTTGTTTTGTTTTCAATAATCGTAATCGTTTGAGTAACTGTATCAATGTGTCCATCACCTAAATGTTCTGTTTCTACTTCTTCAACTATTGTTTCGCCTTCTTGAAGTAGTTCTGCCTGTGCTACATTAAAATAGAAAAAATAACAAAAAGCCAAGAGCACCAAGGCTAATGCCAACGGTTTCTTCTTCTGTAGGTAACCAATCTGCATCTGTAACATTTTCTTCAACCCACTTATCATAATCTGGTTTCATCTCTGGATTCTCAGCCCATGCTTTTGCAGCCTCTATGCCTATCTTTCCTCTAAACGGACAGGGTGTCCCGGCCATTTCCATCGCATTAAACACTCTTGGGTCTTGGCAGAGCATAGCTACGGCTCCTACTTTCATTCCCATTCTATATAAGGCACGGCTAAGTTTTAGCCTTTCACAATTCATGTCCCTTATAGATGTTCCTCCCGCTATTCCCAGTATCTGGGTTTGTATAGCGGCAGAGGCTGCATAACTACATACGTCTTGGTTATTGTTGCCAAACGATGGGGCATTTGCAGTGCTAACCGTTCTGTCTACCGTGGTAGTTCCCGATACAGTGCCACTACTTGATGTTACTGTGTTTGTTTGTGCCCAAGATTCTTCTTGCCAGAAACCTACACAGACCACTACTAAAATAGCTAGCCACCATTTGTACATTGCTAATCCTCACCATTATCAACCACCACTGGCATTGCTGATTTGCTTGGCATAAGTACAATGCCGTGCAGTGCCCGTACATCATGTTCTTGTTTTTCTATCTTGCCTAGCCCTACTCTATCTAAAAGAGTCTGAGCTGCCTTTAGTCTAAGTTCTTGTCTAGGGTTCAGTCCGTCATCGTTCATGGACTCTACCACTCTTGATACGGCTGTCGCCGAATTAACGGCTAGTTCTCGCTTGGATATGTCTACGATTTCGTCTGCAAGGCTTTTAACCAACCATGTTCTAGAAGAAGGAGAGTAACCGGCTTCCTCACAGGCTAGGGCTATGTCGCCTTTGTTTACGAAGAGACAGTTGAGAAACTTTTGTTGCTTCTCGGTAACTTCTTTTTTTTTCTCTGCTAAGAGTGCTGAAGTCATCCGTACGTCTTTGCCTTTCTTATTCCGCCACCCATAGCGTACTTCTTGACGGAGCCACCGGATGAAAAACCATCTCGTTTCCTTAAACGATCCCTATCAACTTTTGATACTTTTTCAGCAGTGTTAATAACAGCAGCTCTTTCTCCTGTTCCAACTTTACGACTTACTAATTTTTCTACGGCATTAAATAATTTTCCCATAGAAAAAGTATTGTTTTCTTGTGCATCTTTAAATAGTCTATTGTTAGAGTTTATTCTTCTAGTTTCTTTTTCATCAACTTTACCAGTTTTTTTATCTTTAACTACTACAGGAAGAGGGTCTCCCACCCTTACTGTTGTTCCAAAAAACATACCTTTTCTTACTGCAGTGCTCATCCGTAAGTCCTTGCTTTTCTCATTCCGCCACCCATAGCGTACGTCTTCATTGCCTTGCCACCGTATGCCATTTTCTTTTTCTTAACGGGGCCACCCATCATCTTTTTCTTTTTAGAAATAACGCCTTTACCCATAAGGATATCCTTTTGAGTAATTTTACCGTCACCGGATAGGTCTGGAAATTTAGCCATATGTCTTTGCCTTTCTAGGGGGGTTACTATAACC